GGTGGCTCCGGAGCTGCAAGCTCCGGCGGCAAGACGTCCGTGGTCGCCACAGATACGGATATCTCCACTATCACAGGCGCCGACGGCACCAAAACCACAACCAAGACCATCACCGAGACCCTGCGAGACGAGGCGGGCAACTTGACCACCAAGGTCACCAAGATCATCACCGAGACCGGCACAAAGCTGGTGGATGGAGTGGAACGCAGCTTTACCAAGGTCACCACCTCTGTGGATGGCATCGTGCAAAAGGTAGATACCACACTGGAGGACATCGCCAAAAAGCCGCTGCCCAAGCCGGATAAGCCGGAGACCCCGGAAAAACCAGACACCGACACCCCGCCCCCATCACCGGGCGAAGATGCGCTGGGAGACGCTCTCCAGGATAATACCGCTGCACTGGAGCAGGCAAATGCCAAGCTGACCGAGATGATGCGGCAGGCAGACAGCCTGGTACTGTCGGACAACATGGCCGTAAGCAGCACGGTGGCCGCCAGCGGGTCTGCCCAGATCGCCCAGGCCGCAGCGGGCTACCACAAACAGACCACCAACATCACCCAGAACATCTACTCCAAGGCCCAAACCGCCGCCGACCTGATGCGGGAAGCCCGCTGGGAGGCCGACCGGGCCAAAGCTCAAGGCCGGTAAGGAGGACCGCATGCGCAATGACCATCTTATGATCGTGACCGATGCCGGGGTCACACTGCATCTGGGCTGGGACTACAATGCCCCTTACACGCTGGACCCGCTGACCGGTGTGGACGTGGACCTGCAGACCGCCCAGAGCCTGGGGCAGCTAGGCACCACGGTAGAGCGGCAGAGCGTAGGCGGGGTGTCCCGCACTCTCTCCGGCTGCTTTTGGGGCCCTGGCCGGGACGACGCTGCCCAGCTGCTGCTGCGCAGCCTGCCCTACTTTACCTCCGGCACCCTCTACTTTGGCGACCAGGCTTTTACCCGGTTCGTGGTCGCAAAGACCCCCTATCTGGCCCAGGTAGAGCCGTACCCCCGCTTTGAAATGATGCTTTACTGCCCCAAGCCCCACTGGTACAGCATCCAGGAGCAGGCGTATCTGCTGGGCGGGTTTGTGCCCAGCTTCCGCTTCCCAGTCTGCTACGACACGCACCAGTACAGCCAGGCCCAGGGCGGCACTTTTGTTAACGTCCGCAACCCCGGCGCCCTCCCGGTGCCCTTTACGGCCACGCTGACCTGTTTGCTCCCGGCCAAAAATCCCCGCATTTTTAATGTGCTTACCGGGCAGCAGCTGGCCTTTGACTTTGAGCTGCAGCCCGATGACCGCATCGAGGTCTACCGCTCCACTACCGACCGTCTGGCCGTCAAGCTCATCCGGGCCGGAGTAGAGAGCAATCTTTTCAGTGCCCTGGACGAGGACAGCGACCTGCTGGAGCTGGCTGCCGGTGACAACCTGCTCAAGCTGGACGCTGAGACCGGCGTAGAGCATCTGCAAGCCGCAGTGAGCTTTTACCCGATGGACACAGGCTTGCTGCCGGAGGTGATGCCATGCACATCGATGTTTTAGAGGAGGACACCCTCGTCCGGGTAGGCTGGGTGGATGTATGGGTCAGCCTGTACTGGGAGGACGCATACCGTACCATGGGCCGCTTTACGCTGGAGGTGAGGCCTACACCGGAAAACCTGTCTCTGCTGCGTGAGGGGCGGTGGCTGAAACGATCGGACAGCGATTTGCCTATGCGCATCTGTGACCGCAGCCAGCAGGACCAAGATGCGCCATTCGTCTGCTCCGGCTTTGCAGCCACCTGGCTGCTGACCAGACGGGTATCCACCACGATCATCAAGGACCAGCCAGCAGAGGCCGCCATGCGGCAGCTGGTGGCAGATATGGCCCCATGGCCCCGGCTGGAGCTGGGTCAGGCCGGGGGCTTTGATACCCGATTCGACAAGCGCACCAGCAGCGGCTCGGTCTACGAGTACTGCGAGACCATCGCCGCCGCCTGTGACCTGGGCTTCCGGATACGGCTGACGGGCAAAGGCCGCAGCAAAAAGCTGCTTTTTGAGGTCTACCGACCGACCGCCGACCCCAACCACCGGTACAGCACCGCCTGGGGCACCCTGACCAGCCTGGGCTGGCGCTTTGCCGATACCGACTATGCCAACGTGGCCATCGTGCAGGGCGCAGGCGAGGGCGAGGACCGGACTACCGTGACGGTGGGAGACACCGCGGCGGCCGGCTCTGCCCGGCGGGAGATCTATGTGGACGCAAGAGATGTCCAGCCGGACGAGGAAAAGGGCGAGACCGCTCAGAGCGCCAGCTACCTGACCCGGCTGGCAGACCGAGGCGGCAAAAAACTGCTGGAGCAGCTGCGCACCGGCGTGATCGAGTTTGACCCCGAGGACGAGGGCCTGCACCCCGGCGATGTGCTGCGGGTACAGATCCCGGAAATGGGCTACCGGGCCACCGTCCGAGTGGCCGCCGTCATCCTGCAAAGCCAAGCGGACCGTACTACCTGCACCACCCGGCTGGGCACACCGGTGTGGACGAAATACTGAGGAGGAGTCCTATGCCAGATACACAAATCACCACCTACCCGCTGGACGGCATTACCTACGACGCGGCAGATGCTGCGGGCTACTGTGCTACACGCACCAGCGGCGTTTACTCTTCGGAGGCGGACTTTGCCGTGACCCCGGCAGGCGGGATGAGGATCACTGTCAGCGCAGGCCAGGCATGGGTCCACCCGGCACGCTGGGTGGGGTACAGCATCCAGATGCGCACCGCCACCACCCTGGAGATGCCCGTGGCCGATGGCTCCCGGGGCCGCATCGACCGGGTGGTCCTGCGCTTTGACGCCGCTACACGGGGCAGCCGCATCCAGGTGCTGCAGGGCGCTGTAGGCACCAGCACACCGCCGGAGCTGACCCGCAGCGCCCGTGTGTATGACCTGTGCCTGGCGCAGATCACCCGCCCCGGCGGGTCCACCAGCATCTCGGCAGGGCAGATCACCGACACCCGCGCGGATGAGGCCCTCTGCGGGCTGATGCGGGACAGTGTTACCGGCATCCCCACGGCGCAGCTCCAGGCCGAGGCCCGGGCAAAGGTCGCAGCACTGGAGGAGAGCGCCACCGCCAGCGCTAAGGCCGCCAAGGCCAGTGAGACCGCCGCCGCAGCCAGTGCAGCGCAAGCAGCAAAGAGCCAGCAGGCCGCCAAGGCCAGCGAGCAGGCAGCTAAGACCAGCGAAACGGCGTCCTCTGCCAGCGCAGGGCAGGCGGCAAAAAGCCAGCAGGCCGCCAAAACCAGCGAGACAGCCAGCGCAAGCGCACAGGCAGCTGCGGCCAATAGCGCCAGCGCCGCCAAGGCCAGTGAGCAGGCGGCGGCAGCGAGCGCCGCAAAATCGGCAGAAGCGGCAAAGGCAGCGGTAAAAGAAGCTGCTGACAGCGGCGCTTTTAAAGGCGACAAGGGCGACCGAGGGCCGCAGGGCGTGCAGGGGCCAAAGGGCGATACCGGTCCACAGGGAGCGCAGGGACCCAAGGGCGACCCAGGGCCGCGGGGTGTGCCCGGCCTCCAAGGTATTCAAGGGCCCAAAGGCGACAAGGGTGATACCGGTCCACAGGGACCGCAAGGTATCCAGGGTCCGAGAGGTGCGACTGGTGCTACTGGCCCTCAAGGTCCGCAGGGTCCGAGAGGTGCAACGGGTCCGCAGGGTCCTGCTGGTCCGGTGGGTGTCAACATGCAAATCAGCACAACAGATTTGGTTGCCGGTCAAAGCGCACTTGCCAGTGGCTCGTTGTACCTTGTTTATGAATAAGGAGCGGCTACCATGGCGAAAAAAATGTACATTGGACGAATCAGCCAAGTGCCCATTTACGAGCAGCAGCTTGTGGACGTGCCCAAAACCGTAAAAGCCACCCCGCAAAACAATGCCGAGTTTTTCAACACGAGTGGTAGCAGCGGTGGTCGATGGTATGATGGCGAATTCAGGCTCACAAATGGCACGACTACCGCCAGCACGAGAGCTACCCTGATCGTCCTTAAAAAGATGACAGTCTCTTTCACGGTCAAATACGATGGCGGGTATACGGATGACACAGAGTACCCCGGAGAAGACAGCCAGTGCCGTGTGACAGTTAATGGCGTCCCGATCGTAAACAGCACCAATAACGCTGTCAGCCAGCCCTGGTCGGGGGAACTTCTTCCCAGGCAAACGATCGAGGTTTATAGCAAAACTGGTTCGTCCGCTATCGAACAAGTCTCCCTTGAAAAATTCGCTGTGACCTACACGACCAAAGAGCCGCAGCAAGTCCAGGTGGGCGAAGAAACCAGAGCTGCTGCTCGGCGTGTGCGGCGACAGTATGTCGGAGTGGATGGCAAAGCCCGAAAAGTTCGAAAAGGGTATGTGGGGGTCAATGGCAAAGCAAGGCTTTTCTTTCTGAATGGCTCAGAGCTGCTCCCCGTTAAAAGGCAGCTATCCCCTCTGACAACCGCAAAAAGCCAGCACGCCGCAGCATCCGTGGGCAAGTACGCGGTTTTTGCAGGCGGTATGGGGGTGAGAAATAATATAAACTACCTCGCCACCACAGATGCTTACGATAGCAGCCTTACTCATACCAACCCCAAAAATCTTGGGAAAGCCCGGCGCTGGCTGGCAGCCACAAATGTCGGGGGAAAATACGCAGTCTTTGGCGGTGGCGGTGAGAGCAGCAAGACCGCCTATACAGATGCTTATGATTCCAGCCTTACAAAAGCGTCTATCTCCAACCTGAGTGGGGACGGCAGGTATAACCTGGCTGCTACCGGAGTTGGAAAATACGGCCTCTTTGGTGGCGGCTACTATATATGGTTTGGGGATAAATACCAAAGCACCGTGGACGCTTATGACGATGCGCTGACCCGCACCACCGCTGCATCCCTGTCCAGCGCAAAAGATGACGTCTCTGCGGCCAGCACAAAGAGCTATGCCTTTTTTGCCGGTGGCAGAGGTACAACGGCTGTGGATGCGTATGACACCAACCTTACACGCACAAGCACTGCTCCTTTACGGTCGGGCAAGACTCTGGCGGCCGCTGCTGGAATCGCAGGAGAGTATGTGGCTTTCGCTGGCGGTACTTCGACAACTGCCTCCACGCAGGTGGAAGTATATGACGATCATCTCACCCGAGTGGCAGCTCTGATCCTGCCCCAAGGCTCCTGGAGTCAGGGCGCCGCAGGTGCAGGAGAGATAGCCGTGATCGCTGGAGGATACAGTGGGACGGATAAATGCACCGATGCCGTTTATACGATCGATAGCTCCCTCACTCTGGCAGCGTCTCCACTAAAACTAAGTGTAGCGCGGGGCGAGGTTAAGGGTGCAATCGCAGGAGACTATATCGTTTTTGCAGGGGGGGCTGGCATGGAGATGTTTGATCCCGAGCCGACCCAGAAAAGCACTGTGGACGCATACAAAATAGACTGAAAGGATTTTAGTATGGCAAGATATGTAATTTACGACAATTCGAGCAACGTCATCACTCCCAGTGGAGCTGAGTTTACCGCAGAGGAATGGCTGAACCGCTACCCTTGGGGCCGCAAGACCAAAATGGTGGTCGGTGGCGGGGTGATCAACGGCAACGTAGCGCTGCTTTTTGATGATTTTGTGGCAGAAATGCGCCGCCAGGGCTGTGATTTCGCTGGTTGCAGCACAGACCAGGACTATCTGGATGCCATTGAGCGATTCGAGGATGCCGCAGCCACTGCACCTGCACCCATCACCGACCAGACCCGTATGGCGGACGCTTTGGAGGATATGGTGGTTTTGCAGATGCCGGATATGACTGAGCCGATGGCCGCTTTTGCGCAGGTCCCGAGCGGCAAGAGCTCGATGTCTGACACCCTTGAGCACCGCTGGAAGCAGGGCCGTATCAGCGCGGCTATGCTGCGGCTGTATACCCGCAAGGGCTGCATCACCCAGGCTGAGCTTGATGAAATTATGAGTGCATGAGGAGGTGCGCTATGGCGATCCAGGCGTACTCGCTCTCAAAAGAGGGCTACAAGCAGCTCAGTCCGCATTTTCGGGTGCGGGAATTTAGGTGCAGGGATGGCAGCGACCCCGTCTTTGTAGACGAGGAGCTGGTGAGCATCCTGCAAAAAATCCGGGAGCACTTTGGCAAACCCCTGACCATCACCAGCGGATACCGCACGCCGGCCCACAACAAAGCCTGCGGCGGCGCTGCTTATAGCCAGCACCTGTATGGCCGGGCGGCAGACTTCAAGATTGCAGGCGTGGGACCGGATACGGTGGCCGCCTATGCCGAGCAGCTGCTGCCCGGCCGGGGCGGCATCGGGGTGTACCCGCCCAAGACGGGCAGGGCAGAGGGCTGGGTACATATCGACACCCGGGCCAGCAAGAGCCGGTGGAGGGGGTGAGACCAATGCAGTTTATTCTTGAGCATTTCATCGAGCTGATTTTTACCGCCCTGGGCGGGCTCTTGACTGCCGCCTACCGCAGCCTTGCCAAGCGGCTGCGAGACCGTGAAGCCGAGAGCGCAGCCCTTAAAGAGGGCGTGCTTTCGGTGCTGCACGACCGGCTTTACCAGGAGTGCGACCGGTACATCCAAAAGGGCACCATTGATGCCAGCGGGCTGAAAAACATCGAGCACCTGTACGAGAGCTACCATGCACTGGGCGGCAACGGCACCGGAAGCGAGCTGTACAACCGCGCCAAGGCATTACCCATTAAACAGGAGGACTGACCTATGATGAACAAGAAAGTTCCCGCCGCAACCATTGCCCGCACTGTTGTGCTGGCACTGGCCCTCGTCAACCAGCTGCTGAGTGCAGCAGGCAAGCCGGTGCTGCCCATCGACAGCGCCAGCGTGGAGCAGTGGGTGACGGCTGGCCTGACCACCGCTGCCGCCATCTGGGCATGGTGGGAGAATAACTCCTTCACCCCCGAGGCCATCCACGCAGATGAGCTGCTGGATCAGATGCAGGGGAAGAAGTAAACTGACATTCAAAAGAAAACGATCCGATAAAAGCCCTCGCTGGACGACATTGTCCGGCGAGGGCTTTTATTAGCTGTTCAATTTATAATACGTTTTATATGCGCTAAAATAATTATACGGGATATACTTTTCCTTCTGTAACCGTCCAATTACAATGCACGGTATAACATCTTGTTCCTTAGCGAATCTTATAATGTTCATGATAGAAAAGTCGGAATTTTTTACAAACGCAGAGTATGCGTCTGGATTCAACAACGCATCTCTTGCAAAAGCATCAGCATTTCTTTCTCTTGCGATATTTTCAGAATTAGAGGCATCAATATACTTAGATGTTCTTGCTAAATCGCCATTAACGATATGCCCGACTTCATGGAACAGCGTGAACCAAAAGATATCTGCCGCTGCACCACGAGTTGTCAGCGACATTTGATAAGTTCCGTTGCTGTCTTTTGCTATATATCCTTGTACAGGTGCCCCTCTAAAGTTCGGTACAATAGAAAAAGCAATGCCATGTGCAGCAAAAACCTTAGACAGGCAATTTTGGTATTCAGTCGTAGGCTTCTGCATAATTCCCTTTAGCTCATCAATCAAGAGACCCGTATCCCGAACATCAAATCTTTGGAATACATTATGCTTTTCACCTTCTAATTGGCAAATTCTAAGCCATGCCCCCATAACGGTAGAGTTAACAGCAACCTTTGTAGATGCTCTAAATGCTCCGCTGGGCAAAACCTTTTGCAAATTGGACAAATTGCTGATTTGAAGAGCTTTTCTCAAAGCAAGGATACCCTGTTCTATCGATTGCCGCGTATTAACCTTCAAATACCTAGAAATTTCTTTCAGCTCGTGAAAAGCGCTTCTTTCTTCATCTGTAATAGTGGATGCTTCATTTAACTCCAAAAGTTCCGATTCATAATTTGCCTGAAGGTTTAGCCAAAAAGATTTAGGAACATCTAAAGCATATTCAAGCGCCATTGCAAAATTAGGTGAAATCCCCTTTTTTCCTGAGATGACATTGCTGATATATGCAGGTGTCATTCCCGTCTGTGCGGCAAGCTCTACCTGAGAAATATTTCGTGCAGTCAAAATGTCAGCAATCGTTTCACCCGGATGAATAATCAAATCACGGGATATACCAGTTGTCTTTCCCACCATGATAATCACTCACTCCTTCTACTTCGATTTCTGAACAAATCATGACAGTTTCTTGGGTTGCATTTGGTTCCAATATTAAACGCACATTTTTCGATACTCGTACAGAATACCGAATCTGTGCATAACCTTCAAGTTGTTCTGGCTGACCAAGACCCAACTTCAAAAAATCGCCGAAGCATTCTGCCGCTTCCAACCGATCCATGTGTTTCTTGATAGCTCTTACCCATTCAAACGGCAAGGTTTGCTTCATTTTATTATAGTCAGTAAAATACTTTTCCACCTTGCTGTTTGCATATGTAATCTTCAATCAGGAATCACCCGCCAGTTAACTTTTTGGTTAATTTCATTATATATACATTAAGGACAGATGTCAATACTTTTCACAGTTTGCATAACCATCCCCTCATTGACTTAATTAAAAGCACAATCAGGCAAACATCGACACACATCAACATATTTAGACTCAATCGGCACATCTGAGCTTTTTTCGGTTAAATTGGGACAGAAAGGATGTGCAAACTATGCCAAACGTGAAAATTTCGGACTCCCCTGCCCAGCTGGATCAAATCCTCCGGCCGCTGGGGATTACCCGGAGCTCAAAGAATTACCGTATCCTATGCGAATGTGTGGCTTTGATCTGTGAGCAGGAGGACCGGCTGGAAGCTGTACAGAAAGAAATCTATACCCCCATCTCAGACCAGCGAAGCTGCAAGTGGTCTGCCATTCAAAGTGCCGTTCGGCGTGCAGCAGAGAAAGCCTGGGCGCTCAATCCCGAGGGCGTTCAGCAGTTGGCTGGCTACCCGCTGACCGGCGCTCCCAGCGCGGTGCAGTTCCTGGAGATGCTCTACAATGCCGTGGTGAGGGGGTAA